TTCGAACGCTGGACGGCGGAGTGCGACGCCGATGGCCAACTCGACTTCTACGGGCTGCAGACGCTGATCTGCCGCGAGATGGTCGAGGCGGGCGAAGTCCTGGTGCGTCGCCGTCTGCGGCGCGCGAGCGATGGCTTGCCGGTCCCGCTGCAATTGCAGGTGCTGGAGGCCGACTTCCTCGACGCCACGAAATCCGGCGCCATCGGCGCGGGGCGGCTGGTGCAGGGGATCGAGTTCGACCCGGTCGGCAAGCGCCGGGCCTACTGGCTCCATGCCGAGCACCCGGGCGACGCCTATGGCGCCTTGCAGAACGGGTTGCAGAGCCGCCCGGTCCCGGCAACCGAGATCGCCCATGTCTACGAGAAGCAGCGCACGCAGGCGCGTGGTGTTCCCTGGGGCGCGCCGGTGATCCGGTCCTTGCGCGATCTCGACGATTACGAGGTGGCCGAGCTGGTCCGCAAAAAGACCGAGGCTTGCGTCACCGCCATCGTCTTCGACGACGACGAGGCGCAGCAGGGCATCGCGCCCTCGGTGGTCGACGCCGACGGCAACCGGGTGGAGCAGTTCGAGCCGGGGCTGATCGCCTATGCCCGCGGAGGCAAGGACATCCGCTTCAACCAGCCCTCGGCCACCGGCGGCTACGGCGAATACAAAAGGGCGAGCCTGCACACGATCTCGGCCGGGTTCCGGGTGCCCTACGAGTTGCTGACCGGCGATCTCAGCCAGGTCAACTATTCCTCGATCCGGGCGGGGCTCGTGGAGTTCCGCCGCCAGATCGACGCCGTCCAATGGCAGCTGTTCATCCCGATGTTCTGCGCGCCAGTGTGGCGCTGGTTCACCGAGGCCGCATGGGCGGCGGGTCAGATCCCGTCGCCGAGCGTGCCGGTCGAATGGTCGCCGCCGAAGTTCGACGCCGTCGATCCCTACAAGGACGCGATGGCCGATCTGCTGGCGATCCGGACCGGCACCATGACGCTGGCGCAGGCCATCGCCCGGCAGGGCAACAACCCGGACGCGGTCCTCGCGGAAATCGCCGCGACCAACGCCAAGCTCGACGAACTCGGCCTCGTGCTCGACAGCGACCCGCGCCGCGTCACCAAGACCGGCAGCGCGCAGACGGGCGACCCGACAGCCCCCGCTGACACGGAAACCACACCGGCGCAGGCCGACCAACAGGACTGACCCCATGGATACAATGATCGAACTGCCGGCCCTGCGCCGGTCGGCGGAGCTTGCGCCGAATAGCGTCGATAATGACGCGCGCACCGTCGAGGTGATCTGGTCGGCGGGCGCACGCGTTCGTCGCGCCAGCTTCTTCGGCGAGCCCTATGACGAGGAACTCAGCCTCGATCCCTCCCATGTCCGGCTCGACCGGCTGAACGCGGGCGCGCCGTTCTTGAAGGTCCATGAGATCGACACGCTCGACGCCGTCATCGGCTCGGTCGTGCCGGGTTCGGTGCGGATCGATAATGGTCGCGGCATCGCGCAGGTCCGGATCAGCGAGCGCGCCGACGTCGAGCCGATCTGGCGCGACATTCAGGCCGGGCACATCCGGGCGGTCTCCATCGGCTACCAGGTCCACCGCTTCGAGGTCTCGAAGCCCGAGGCCGCCCGCGAACTCTGGCGGGCAGTGGACTGGACGCCCTTCGAGGTCTCCGCCGTCGCGGTCGGCGCCGACCCCGCGGCGGGCTTCCGCGCCCAGCATCCCCTTCATGACTGCGTCCTTCACCGCCGGGACGCCCCCACACCGCAAGGAGCATCCCCGATGACGGACAAGACCCAGACCCCGGCGAGCGACGCCGGAACCCCCACCACCACCCAGCCGACCGAGCCGGTCGAAACCGAGGACACGACCATGACCGAGCCGAAAGCAACTGCGCCCGACCCGAAGGTCGTGGTCAGCGAGACGCGCAGCCAGCCGAAGACGCAGGCAACTCCTGCGCCCGACTCTGAGGCGGTCGCCACCCGCGCCCGCGAGGCCGAGCGCGACCGCGTCTCCACCATCTACGATCTGGCCGGGCGGCTGAACCTCGAGCGCGGCTTCGCCGAGGATCTGGTGAAACGCGGCGTCAGCGTCGACGAGTCCCGCCGCCTGATCCTCGACCAGGTCGCCGCGAAGTCGGACGAGACCCGAACCTTCCCCCATGTCTCCGTCCCGCTCGGCGGCCGGGACGAACACATCACCCGCCGCGATGCGGTGGCGAACGCGCTGCTACACCGCTACAGCCCGACGCTGTTCCAACTGGAAGACGCCGCGCGCCAGTATCGCGGCATGACCCTGCTGGAACTGGCCCGCGAAAGCCTCGGCATGCCGGGGTCAACACGCGGGGCCTCTCGCGCGACGAGGTGGCGACGCGGGCGCTGCACTCGACCTCGGACTTCCCCGAGATCCCTGTCGGCGGTCACGAACAAGACCCTGCGGCAGGCCTACGAGGCCTATCCCCGCACCTTCATGCTGTTCTGCCGCCAGGTGCTCGCCACCGACTTCAAGGCGATGCACCGGGTCCAGCTGGGCGAAGCCCCGCAGCTGCTGGAGGTCGGCGAGAGCGGCGAGTTCAAGCGCGGGACGCTCGGCGAGAGCAAGGAGAGCTACAAGGTCAAGACCTATGGCCGGGTGGTCGCCATCACCCGCCAGACGCTGATCAACGACGATCTCGACGCCTTCACCCGTATCCCGGCGATGTACGGCAACTCCATCGCCCAGCTGGAATCGGACGTGGTCTGGGGCATCATCACCGCGAACCCGGCCATGGCGGACGGCAACGCGCTCTTCCACGCCACCCACAAGAACCTCGCGGGCACCGGCGCGGCGCTCGATGTGACCACCGTCGGAGCGGCGCGCGCCGCGATGGCCAAGCAGACCGGCCTCGACAAGAAGACGGTACTGAACGTCCGCCCCGCCTTCCTGATCGTGCCCGCCTCGCTGGAACTGAAGGCCGAGCAGCTGGTGGCGCAGAACCTCGTGCCCGCCGCGACGTCCAGCGTGGTGCCGCAGTCGATCCGCACCCTCGCGCCGATCAGCGAGCCGCGGCTCGACGCCGCCAGCGAAACGGCCTGGTATCTGGCGGCCAGCCCGAACCAGATCGATACCATCGAGTACGCCTATCTCGAGGGCCAGCAGGGCGCCTATATCGAGACCCGCAACGGCTTCGACGTCGACGGGGTCGAGATCAAGTGCCGCCTCGACTTCGGTGCCAAGGCCATCGACTGGCGCGGCCTCTACAAGAACCCGGGCGCGTAAGGCGCGCTTCCTGAACCCTGACACACGGGCGGTCCCGACGGGCCGCCCGTTCCCTTTTGCAAAGGATCCTCCCCATGAAAAACTACGTCCAGCCCGGCAACACCATCACCCTGACCGCGCCGTATGCGGTCTCATCTGGCGACGGCCTGCTTGTCGGCTCCATTTTCGGCGTTGCCGCAGGGGATGCCGCCAATGCCGAGACCGTCGAGGCCGCGCTCGTCGGCATCTTCGATCTGAAGAAGGTCGCATCTCAGGCCTGGTCGGCCGGTGACAAGGTCTATTGGGACAACACCAACAAGGAAGCCACCAAGACCGCCACGGCGAACACGCTCATCGGTGTGGCAACCGAAGCTGTTGCTGGCGGCGCGGGCGACACCATCGGCCGGGTACGCCTGAACGGCAGCTTCTGATGACGGCGTTTGCCGCTGTTCTTGATGCGCTGTTCGCGGATCCCAACATCGGGCGCGAGGCAGTCTACACCGCCGATGGAGGCGCGCCCGTGCTGGTGCGCGCCGTTTCCCGGCAGGCTGATGCCATCACCGACTTCGGCGACGCGCGGCTCTGGTCGGAAACGACCCGGATCGATCTGCGCGTGGCTGAGGTGCCGACACCGCGTCCAGGCGACCGCATCGAGATCGACGGCGACGCCTTCCTCATTCAGGGTGAGCCTGTTCGCGACCGCGAGCGGCTGGTCTGGACGGTCGATCTGAGGCCCACGTGAAACTGAAGCTCGACATCGATCCCGACATCGTCGCGATGATGGCGGCCGAGGTCGCGGCGGGCGAACGCGCCGTGACCGCCGCCATGCGCGAGGCTGGGACCGGGCTGAAATCGGCGTGGCGGTTGCAGATCACCGGCGCGGGGCTCGGACCCCGACTCGCCAACTCGATCCGCAGCCAGAACTTCCCGAGGTCGGGCGACAGCCTGGACGCGGCGGCGCTGGTCTGGTCGAAGGCCCCGGTCATCGTCGGCGCGCACGACACGGGGCCGCTGATCCTCTCGAAAAACGGGTTCTGGCTGGCGATCCCGCTGCCCGCGGCCGGTAAGTCCCTGCGCGGCGGCCGGATTACGCCCGGCGAATGGGAGCGCCGGCGTGGCCTGCGCCTACGCTTCGTCTATCGCCGCACCGGCCCGAGCCTGCTGGTGGCGGAAGGACGGCTGAACACGAAGGGTCAGGCGGTGGTGTCGCGCTCGAAGACCGGGCGCGGCAAGGTCACCGCACCGATCTTCCTGCTGGTGCCGCAGGTCAAGCTGCCGAAGCGGCTGGACCTCGCGCGGGATGCTGACCGGGCGTTGGACAGCGTGCCGGGGTTGATCGTAGCGAATTGGGTGGAGGCGCGTACCGGCTGATGTGGTCACCGGTCCATGACCGCGAAGTCTGCCTAGGGTTTATTCGAGAAAAAACCCCGAATTCAGGGTGCATATGATCTCTCTGTTTAGGGAACCTCAACTAGGAAGCCCTTGGGTTTCCGATAAAGCAAGGATCGCTTGACTTGCTTTTCCGACAGTCCGGTTAGGGTCATTATTTGCTCCTTGAAGGGTACGAAATCCTGATGCGGGACTCTGCCGTCAACCATCACTTGGTCGATGATGTCGCGTGGGTCC